ACCCGATGGCCTTGGCCATCCCGGTGCCCGGGTAGCTCAGGGGTAGAGCAGTGGATTGAAAATCCTCGTGTCGGTGGTTCGATTCCGCCCCTGGGCACCATTTAATATTTTGTCTGTTTAATTACAGTCAATTAGCTGCCCTTTCTGTCCCACTATTTGAAACCACCCCTGAAAGTGGGACACTTTTGTGCCCGTTCCGTTCCTGAGTCATGCGATTCAACGCGCTTTCGGCGCGGGTCTTTTGGCTGGCGGCGCGGGTGTATCTGGTCACTTCCTTGGACGTGGTGTGACCCGTGATCGCCATGATCTCGAATTCAGTGCAGCCCAGTTCAGCCAAGCGTGCAGCGGCGGCTTTACGCAGACCATGGACCGAACATTCCTTCAACCCGGCTTCATCGCACCATTTGCGGAACCGATTTCCGAATCCGTTGGACGTGAATGGGCGGTTCAGGGATGTGGTCAGGAACGCCAGATCGCCGGTCCTAGTCACGTCGATGATCTCTTGCAGTTCGGGGATGATCGGGATTTCCATCCGCACCGGCTTATTGTTCCGGTTCTTGTTCTGCGTGAACACCAGCCATCCGTCGCGGACGTGTTGCTTTCCGAATTGCACCAGATCGGCGCGGCGCTGACCCGTGTAGAGCGCCAAGGCCAAGGCCATGCGGGCGGTTGTGCCAATGGGGTGCGTGTCCTCATACTTCTTGATCTCTTCTAGGCTCCACGAATGGAAGCCCTCAGCATTGCCGCTCAGATACTCCACACCCTCAGCCGGGTTGCGGTCATGTAGGTCATAACGGACGCCATACTTATAGACTTGCCGCAGGGCCTTGATCATCCCATTAGCGGCTTGCGGTCGATCCATCATCTCATCGCGCCGTGTGCGAACGTGACGTGCTAGAAGTTCAGCAAACGGCTTGTCGCCATCGTTCTTGTTCTGGCAAAACCGCTCTAAGATACCCCGGCGCACTGTCTGAGTTCTGGGGTCCAATTCCCTGAACATGGCGGATTTGAAGTATTCCACGCAAAGCCATCGAAAGCTGCGCGGTTTGACCGGCGTGACCTTGTTCGGGTTGATCACCAGCACCTTTGGCTGATTATTTGCGGCCCGGTAGTCCGTCATAAAATCGACCGACCCCAACGGGCCACGCAGTCGCGTCTTGCGACCATAGCGCCGATAATAGATGCGCACATTGCCGTGGCGGTCGGTGTCCTCATGGACGTATTTGAGGCGGATTTTCATAGGATCTCCGATCATATCAGGCATCCCACTCATTCCTTGTCGATTCGTCGCCACCGGGCAAGGCTTCAAATTTCATATCTAAGGCTCGGACATCCCAGACCCGGCGACTATCAATCTGCTTTGGCTGTGGCATTCGTCCGTCCAAAACCATTGCGTCAAACTTGGATGCTCCGACCCCGATATATTCAGCAGACTCAACACGATTCAGGCCGCGCCGCGTGGGTGTCGGGACGTGCTGAAAGCGTTGGGTTGCGATGTCGGCCATGATTCCAGTTCCGATTTAAGAGGATGCCGCCGCCCGATAGGACAAAGGGCGACGGCTTGACCGGATAGACCGGCCTTACCAATGTGCGGCAGGCCCACTGCACACATCGGATTAGAATTCTGTGACCCCCGCCGCTAAGAAAGAGGAAAACAAACGGCGGGGGATGACCGGCTCAGTCACATATGCGAACACTTGACCGATCATTTTTACCGACGCGAGAAAAAGTCCTAAAAAATCCGCGCCGGATTGGTTTAGAAAGTGCCGTTCAGGCGGACGTTCACAGACCCGCTGGGGTTGGGTGCAGATGTTACGGCGACCCCCAGCTTTGTGTTGGCCCCGGTGTCGTCATCGGTCGTGACGAGCTTGACGGTGGCGTCCCAGAACACGGGGTCACCGACGGCAATCGCGTCAGCACCGACCTTGGGAATTTCAAAAACCCCCACGACAGTCAGGTCCAGTGTGTCACCGATCGCGACATCAGAGGCCGCGATACCGATCAAATCGCCGATTTGAACCACGTCACCAGAGGCGGCGGGATCAACCGCAGGAATGGAAAGCGTGTTTCCGGGTTTTACATAGTTGCGCATTTTACAGCCCCTTGCTGGTAGAAAAGCGGATTGACGAAACTGGGCGCGATTGCGCCGCAGCGATGGTTTGTTCCAGTGAGGCCAAGGCGCGGGCCAGTTCGGTGTCAGAGCGGTATTCCACCTCTTCCCCGTTCTGATCCCGCAAGCGCCTGACACCGGAGTATCTGGCCTGCATCAGATCACTGCGGAACCGCAGCAAATCAGATAGTTCCGGTTGGGCCATTATGCGTCACCGGGGTTGTGATAGGCCCCGCGCCAGTCCAGCCAGCCGCAGCCAAAATCCAGATAGGCCCGGAACTTGAGGCCCAGCGTGTCCCATGCCTCAGCCCGCTGAATCTGGACGCCCTGAGCAGATTGCAGATAGGCGAACTGCATCGCGGGGACGCGGACAGGATCGGCGAACAGCCACCAGCCCTTGCCTTCAATACGGTGTTCCACGATCAGCTTGAGGCGGGATGCGAAAACGTTGGCGTCATCCTTGCTGGCCGGATAAATCTTGGCCATTAGGGCTTCTGCGTCGGTTTCCAGTTCAGGTCCTACCAGTAGGTAGACAGGCTTGGCGTCAATGATCGTTTTGCCGTCTAGACCTTTGAGAGTCCGCATGGATTGACGGGCCTCATCCAGCGCCCCCAGATCGCCAGCAGACCCGATGCTGGTGCCGGTACCAGACAAGTTGCCACGGGTGGCATGGAACGGGGATTTGCCGTCGCTCATCTTGTAGCCGCCGCCGATCACCAGTTTGACTAGTTCATCGGCCTCAGTCTGTGCAGCGGCTTCACCCAATGCGGCGGTCATGTCGCCCAGCAGATTCAAATCATCGTTGATAATCAATTCACGGGACAAAGTGATCGCACGACCATACGTCTTGACCCGCATGGATTCGCCGTTTTCGGCGCGGGTCGTATGTGTGAATTCGCCGGATTCAGACAGCGGCTCAAGGCGTCCCATTTCGCCAAGGCGGATGCTGGTGCTGTCCTTGAAGTTCGGCAAAGTGCGCTGACGGCAAAGCGCCTTGAGCGGAGATTCGGCGGCTTTGTAGGTATCCAGGGCCACCTTACCCATGGCGTTGCTGACGGTCAGAGGAAAGTCACTCGTTGTCAGACTGCGGGTCAGCATTTCATCGGTGGACATCCCACGGGTGGAAACGCCCGCACGGGTCAGCGAGTCGACCAGTGACTCTTTCACCGTCATGCCGACATATTCACGGGCGTCATCGGGCAGATCACCACCGGCCATGCGATAGGCTATGGCGGCAGACTGACGGCGGGTGATCAGCGCGGGGTCATCATGGGATGTCCCGACCCGGACGCGGGGTGCGTTGCGTTTGGCCATATCGGCACGGGCAGCATCGCGGATTTGGTCTGCCGTGTCGCCACTGTCGATTAGATCAGTGCCCCAGTCGTCGGCTAGGTCGCAGACACTGCGCAGGCTTTCGACCAAATCGGCGCGATTCAGTTCGGTGGAATCGTAGGTATCTTTCGGCATTTGATCGTTCCTGTCTTCACTGCGAAATTTTGCACCATGATCGGCGGGCACACTGACGGCGCTGACCTCTCTGATTTGCCACGCCAAGGCGGTACGAATGACCTTGCCGGTTTTGGGATCGTTGGACCTTGCCCAGCGGGTGACGACATACCCGATGGACAAATAGCGGATGACGCCTTCCCGAATTTTCATGACCTGAGACGCCACATCGGGCGCGTTGGACAACTGAATGACAGCGATGATCGCGTTGCCCTCAGTCCGGTGCGACAGCACTACGCCAAGAATTTTGTCGGTGCCGGTCTGCGAATGAGAGTCCAACAGCGGCGCACCGTCTAAGCGGGTCAGATCGACCCCGGCGGTGTCCAAGCGTTCGGTGAACTGGGGCCGATCGTAGTCCGCAGATGTCGTGATAACGGCCTCAATGGTGCCCCCATCCGTCAGCGTCGTGGGGCCAAGGGTGGCCTTGCGGGTCAGCAGATCAGTCATCGGTGGACTCCGTGGTTGCGGGCTGACGTGGTGCGCTTGCCAGGTTGTCGAAGGTCAGCCCCTTGGCCTTTTCACGGGCACGATCTGAGGCGATTTCAGTGTCCAGCGCCTCGATGCTGTATCCCAGCGCCGCGACGGCCTGACGGCGGGACATCAGGCCCCGGTCAATCATAAGCGCAGTGGCCTCAGCATCCTTGAGCGGATCGATCCACGGCGCGGCGGGGAAATGCCATTCCACCGAGATGTCAGTGTCTGCATCCACATCCATGCGACCGCTCAGGGACTCCAGCAGGCAAAAGCGCCGCCAAATCGGGTCAAAAAAGAGCGGCACCAGACAAGTGAATTGAATCTGTTCGAGTAGTTGGCGGAACTGAATTAATGCCGTCCGAGCCGATGAATAGTTCACGCCGCGCATGTCACCGGACAGCAGGAATTCAGGGATTTGCAGGCCAGCCGCAATCGCCCGCAGGCTGGTGGACATGATCCCGACAGCCTCATTCGCCTGTTTTGGGTCAGAGAATTGAACCGACCAGCCCGCAGGCAGAACCCGCATGACTCCCGGTTCAAGCGATATGTCGGTCAGGCCACCAGACTGTTCACCGTCGCCAAAAGGATTCACACCCGATGTGTTGTTCTGATCGGTGACAAAGCCGACCATCATGGATTGAATCTTGGCGTTCATCAGCGCGGCATCCTGCAACTGCGCATGTTCGTTCATCGCGATGATGACAGAGGCCATCGGGCTAAGGCCGCGTGTCTGGCCCGCCGCTTTTTTGCGGAAAATGTGCAGGACATCGCGGGCATTCACGGTAATGCGGTCATAGCTGTGGAGGAATGTGCCGGTTGGGCGATGGGGCCTGAAATGATATGCCACTGGGCGATCACGGGCATCATACTGGATGCCAGCGGCGACGTAGCCGCCATTGGCTAAATCGGTAGTATAGGAGTCATCGACCTGCGATGACGGGATGACCTGCAAATCCAATATGCTTTCTGCATTCTGGCGCATGATCACGAAACATTCGCCGCTGATAAACCATTCGTTAACCACCTCGGTTTGCACCGCCGCAAAGTTGACGCGCTTGTCCCAGTTGGCGAAGGCCGAGTCTTGTTCGTTGCGATGGTCATCATTTTTCAGACCGGAGGCCCCAACGGCCCCAGAACCGACAAGGCCGGTGCAGTAGATGGATTGGGCATTGGCGGCATGGGCATCATTGAACACCAGTCGCGCCGCGTTCCTTGCAACCTGCGCACCAGAGGCCAGCACCTCAGGTCCAGCCCCCGAAAAGGCAGGGGTGTTCATAAAGCGCCGACCGGACGCACCCTCAAGCTGTCGTTTGGCGGCAGGGGCAGCGGGACGCCTGAACAGGTTGAAAGGGAACGCCATTAGATTTCAGAATCCATCTGAGCGATACGGTCAAAAACTGGATCGCAAATGGCGGTAAACGGTATCTGAATAACCGCTTCTACAGGTCCCAAAAATATTGTTGAAATATCAAGCGGATCAGCAGCATGGCCTCTATCACCATCTACCAGCCACCTTGGTGTAGCCTCTAGGGCACCAGACTTGCCCCTAAAGAGTACGACCTCCAGCACCCAACTCTTCTCGGCGGATTGGACTGCAGACCTCAAGCATCTTCCGCCGTTGCCTTCTGCACGCATGTAGCTGTTGACGTGTTTCAGGGTTTCGCCAGTGATGCCCAGGTCAAGAGCCGTTAAAAGGGTGCGCGCAGCAGCAATTTCTTGTCGGTCAAATCGAAGTGCGCCCTTCGGCCCCAATGCATCTGAAGCTGTAAGTAAGCTTGAAATTGCTTGGCCGCGAAGTTGATTATGAACCCGGTGTTCGTCATCGCGGCCTTGAGTAAGCGTGAAGACGTGAGCCATCGTTTTGTAGGTTAGATGCATGTATTTTCTCCCTCTACTTACAAACTAACCAGTTCTACATTTCAAATGCAACATAATAAATGCTACAGCTAAAATGCAAGATTGCATTTTAGTGATAGGTGGTCGAATGATGAGAAAAGCAGATTTTAAATCTGTGAGCAGTGCGGGGAATAAAGTTGCAACCTATCAGCGACTTAGATGTAGAATCTGAGCTAAGTTATGCTTACCTGCATGCGGTGGCGTCGCACGCTGGCGCATCATGTTCTATCGCCAATCGGCACCAAGATAATGCTGGAGTTGATGCGCTGTTGACGGCTTGGGGCCCTTTCCCAAGTGGGGGTTATTTGAACGAAGTCGATCTAAAGATTCAGCTTAAAGCTACAATCAAAGAACCTGTCGTTCAAAAAGACTGCCTGTCTTACAGTTTTGCTGGAATTAATCAGTATAATGACCTGCGTTGCGATACTGTCGCAATACCACGAATTCTAGTGGTTTTATTTTTGCCACGAGATAAGAGAACTTGGCTGACCCATACAGAAGATGCTTTGTCACTTTGCAAGTGCGCCTATTGGGTTAGTCTTCGGGATGCTCCTCCATCATTTAATGGGAAAACACAAACTGTTTATCTTCCAAAGGTGCAGAAATTTGATGTTCCAAATTTAGAAGGTCTATTCGACAGTATTGCATCAGGGAATGTGCCAACCTATGCGGGGCTTCCAGAATGATTGAAAGTACTCAAATTTCATCGACTGATTTGCGGGATTTTCTTAAAGGTAGTGGCTGGAAAGTTATTCCTGCTGCTTTGGATGATGACTTGTATGTTTTGGAAAATCCAGAATTTAAACGCCGACAGTTAGTTTTTCCGGTCCAGCAGTCGGCTCCTGATTTTGGCGACAGCACGCGAAGTGTTGTAAGAAAGTTTTCGGAACTGACAGGTGTAGCAGTTCCATCAATAATTGCGCAAATCTTGGGTGTTCGAAATGACGGAATCCGCCTTCGAGTTGGTTCTCGGCGTGACGACAGCTCACTGCCTCTTGATTTCGCTTCAGACCTAGTCGGAAATGTGGAGAAATTAATTAAAGCTGCTGCATGCACTGTGCTAAAGCCTAGAATTATGCATCCTCGCCTTTCTCCTCGGGAAGCACTTCAAATGATAAGTCACTCCCGTTTCGGGCAAACCGAAGTAGGAAGTTTCATAATTAATGTATCATGTCCACTTCATGCTCTGGATACGCAAGGCTCTCTTGACATCGAAGAAGTCGATTCACCCTTCGTTCGCCAAGTTTTCATGTCTATGGGTGGAGGTATTCACAAATTAGTTCGCGCCGTTGAGGCTGATACTCTCGATGAACTTGTTGACGATTTAAGGACTTCGCCTCGACCAATAATCTCTTCCAATTTATGTGAAGCACTTTCTGCTATGCATGATGATGATTTGGAGAATTCGATAGATATTGGTTTTCGGTGGTCGTCACTTCGCCCGGTACTTAATCCTGTAAAGCTGAAGCCAATTAGAATTCAGCGTGATTACTTCTCTAGAATTGAGGAGGTCAGAAAGGAATTGAGATCAGTTGAGTTGCAGGAGGCCGAAACTTATATTGGTACTGTTGAGCGACTGGATGGAGATATGGGCGAGGACGGTGCGCGGTCTGGGAATGTCCTCCTAGTTTTGCTACTTAGCGACGAAGACGGGTCGGTAAGAGCGAACGTGTCTTTG